GTTTCCCAGTCACGATCTCCGGGGGGGAGGTGCATATTCTCCAATATTTAGTTGGAATATAAAATCATTAAAATCTTGTAATTCCCCACGGCTCCTAGCTTCTTCTAATGAAACTATGTTTGGATTAACTCGTTGTTCTTGTTCTATTCTAGCCGTTATTTCTCTATCTCTAGCCTCTAAGGCTTGAATTTGAGAAGTAAGTGAATTTTTTACTGAAACATCGCCAGCATGAAACTGTCTACCTAACTCTTCTAATTGTCTTCTAACATCATCTCTCTGCAGACCAAACATTCGAAGCCGTCGATTAAGAACGAAAACATTTTCAGGCATAGCTCCTACAAGTTTCTCAACTTGTTCCAGAGGAATGTCTTCAAACCCTAAAAGTTTTGTATCAGCCGTCATACCTAATAAGGGGTCAAAACCACCTGGATTCACACCAGCAGAAGTTAACTCTCCAGTAAGTGGGTGACGAAGAGGCGCTCCGGACGTATCGAAAAACATTCCTGGTATAGTACCAGTATTAGCTAATTCTTGTAATGTTCCGATACGAAACTGGCTACCAGCGCCTCCAGATGCTAACGGATCCCAATTAAAAATTGGGTCTATTCCGTAATTCGCCCTCATAAACCCTTCTAAAGATTTCTGAACCGCTTCTTGCCAAGTTTCAGCTTCTATAGGAGCTCCGCCTCTATATTGTTCTTGTATACCTAAATAGGGATCGATGACCGCACTAGCGCTAACTCCTCCTATAGGAACAATACCATCTTCAGTCCAAGCCCATTGATTCGGCTGAGTCTCATACGTAGCTACACTTTGCCAGTTACCTTGATCATCAAGAAAAAGATTATCACCGGCGTCAATTAAATTAGCTGTTAATTCTTCTACTGTTGCCATATTAAACGTCCGTTACTACTGGTGTTAAGTGACTGTACCCTGTCTGACCTAAGTTAGCTAATACTCTTTGTCTGCTAGACATATTATTACTAGCTCTAGCTAGCTCTTGACTAAGAGGTAATGCAGTATTTAGGAATGATGCTGTCGGATCACTATCAAATCTACCTCCTGACGCTGAGAGCATATTCTGATATGGATTAGTCCTAGCTAACCTGTCTGATGGAGGAAGATTAGGATCAATTTCGTGAGGCAGAGGAGCTTGGGTAGCAGACAGTCCGCCTTGAGGACTACCTCCTCCTGCTAATTGGTATTGTTGTAAAGCTCTAGTAAGGCCAGGTAAGTTACCGCCGTAGGTTGCACTTTGTACAAACTTCATCTGATCTTCTGGTGACATTCCCAACTGCTGAGCGGTAGTAATCGCTGATTGCTGCATCCTGGATCTGGCAGCTTTTTCTTTAGCTCTATTCTCCATAGCATGGGCCATAGCAGAACTACCCGAGGAAAGTCTAGCCATCCCTAGGGTATCTTGTAAAGTATCTAAAGCTTGATAACCAGCTTCTCTATAAGGAGCAGTTTGGGCTTGAGATAATTCATAGTATTCTTTTATGTCTCCACGAGCAAGAGCGAACTGCTCTCTCTGAGCAGATAAAGCTCTTTCAGTGAAAGATTCGGAGTAGGGTAGAGCCGCTCGAAGAGAATCATCTAAAAAACTTAAAGCTTCGCTTTTAGCTTCATCGATAAAAGCTGTATCTATCTGTTCTCCTCCTCCGCTGCCTCCTACTAGTGACCCTACGCCACTTGCAATAGCACCTATAGCTCCTGCTGCTGCGCCCATATTAATTCCACCTGTAAAAAATTAATTCATTTTTATCTACTGCCATCGGCAGGCGTCCAAATTCTCTGCATCCAAGACTTTTAACTAAACCTAAAGCCATTGGGTTATTACTAGAAACTTTAGTCCATATAACAAAATTGGGTAAATGTTTCTTAATCTGTTTTAATATATTAGTTACTATCCTAGTAGTATCTCCACGATACTTCTTAAATACGCCTCCGTGAAAACTAAGTGAAGTTTTAGATTCGGAGGATACCATAAATATTCCTACTAACTTTTTATTATCTATTACTTTATAGTAAGAATGTTGCAATGAAATGATAGAAGGATGCCATTCATCTACTTGATATATTTCTTTGAATAAATCATCTTTCTCTAGTAGGGAGCTTATTTCTGCTCTATCCTTCACTGCTGCTAAGGATGTCATGTTAAATCCAATCTGACGAAAAATCTTACCCTAGTGGCAGTAGCAGCACCAGCGCTAGTTACCATCTTTATAGATATATTATCCCCTGCTACTACAGAGAAAGTGTTTGTAGTGACGTCTAAAGTAGTAGCTGTTTCTGTAATACTACCTGTCATACTTTCATCTGACCCATTCTTACGCATAGTAAAGGTATAACTTTCGCCAGCACCCGGAGCAGTTGTTACTTCCACATATAACCTATTTATATTACCAGTAATGCCACAAAGCATCGCTGAGTCGTTCTCAGACGTAGGAGGGGTATTGTCAGCTCCTAAATAATAAGTAGTACCGGTAGCTAGGTTAGCATTTGTAGTGCCTCTGAAGAGATCTATGGCTTTTAGAAGGGCTATTCCGTTAGCAGTGACCTTTTTAATATTGTTACTGTCATCATTATCAGCTATTAGGACCTCATCAGCGCCTGCTACTGCTACGCTATTTTCACTAGTAATATCTACATTGAAAGTACGGTTAGCTGCTATTGTACCGCCGCCTGATAGTCCAGACCCGGCAGTTAGTGTAACATTACTATGTGCTATATGCTCATCAGCTACGAAACCTGATAAACTATCGTGATCTACTTCGGCTTGATCTACATCAACTGTAATATTACCAGATACGCCTGTACCATTAGTTACGTTAATCTTAGAAGAGCCAGGTACTACTGATCTACTTAAGATCAAACCGTTATTCTCTACTAGAATACCGTCAGTTCCTGGCAGCTCATTTGTTCCTTTGACAAAGTCTAAGAAATATCGTTGCCATTGGGGCGTTAAGGCTCCTGTAGTAGGGTCTACTATAGAGATATTAAGGTAGGCACCTAGTTTATTAACGTCACCCATTAACTGGCTCCAAATACTCCGCTAGCGTCAGCGCCAAATATAGCTAAATCTACTGCATCTGTCAGAGTTAGTTTTATAGACCAATTACGTCCAGTACCTAGTCTAGTAATAACTAATCTAGAATCATAATCACCATCTTCAGGAAGACTAATTTGGCGTTCTTGTCTATAAGTATGGCCGCCGTCCGTAGATGCACTAAACATTATTTTAGGGGAAGTAACATCTGAGTGACCTAAGGAACAATCTAATACTAGAGAAGATACATTAATATATTTCTGTTCTTGCGAATAGATACCGGCAACACGTTCTCTTGTAACCGGTATACCGTCTTCGGTTAGTGAATCTTTATCTAGTTTAAATAGAGTTCCAGTATGGTAGTCGCCTACTATATAGTCTCCACCATGCATTGTTAAGCAATTTGCTCTCCAAGCTAATTGTGGGAAAGTACCGTCGGCTTGGGAGGTAATAGACCTAGATTTACGTTCATGCCATTCGTTAGTAATAAGGTCAAATGTAATACATGTATTTAAATCTGGGGCTACTAAATGGTAGAATTTATGTCCATCTGGGCTTTCTTCTGCAATAGCATAGGCAGACTTCAAAGCCTCTGGGTTTACATTTAGTTTTTCACCTATGGATCCAGGACTAATAATGTCAACTTTATGGTTAGTATCTATCATATAGATACCTAGCGATCCTCTGGAGCTGCTTCCTACAAATATTAAAGCGTCGGCAAACTTCGCTGCTGAATATTGTGCGTATATACCTATATCTAAACTAGCTTGTGGAGTACGCGTAAAAGGAGTTGTTCCATCGTTATAATAAGGCTCAGCCGTATGTGAGCCTAGATTCCACAATATACCTTTTAACTTTAAAGTACAGATAGTATTGTCGGCTTCATAGGTGGGGGTGTAAACACTATCGCCTTGCCAGTTATTAAAGTCATTTAACTCGCTAAAATAGACGCGTCCTTGCCAGACTACAATAGCGTAGCCATCCATATATTCTGCTGTCTCTGCACCTGGGAAATCTGCATCAGAGACTTTAGCTAAAGTTGAAGTAGCTAGATCATAGTAATAAGCTACTGCCCCTCCAAATATACCTATTTGGTTATTACCGTTAACTAGTAAGAATACTCTATTAGCTCTTCCTACTACGAAGTCGGTCATTGTACCTAATGAAGTAGCAGTATCACCTATTAATTCGTATAGTACATTACCGACAACATAGAATAATCTTTCATCGAAGTTAAGAACAGCTCTGACAGAATCCCCAGTTACTTCTGTAATTTCCGTAAGACCAGGCGTAGGCTTTAGGTACATGGTTTTATCGTCGTCCATCACTTCTACTTGCGCAGCTTTGTGAGGATACCAATTAACACATGTTTGAGAGTTAAACCGTCGATAACTCTCTTTGTATGCTCCGCCTACAATCTTTATTTTCATTAACGCTTACCAGCTGGTCTTATTAAGATGCTTTCTTCATCATAATTAAAATCACTAATAGCCATCTTAAGCTGCATTACTTTTTGTTGTAATAATGGCAATTCAGCATACATATTATATGTCTGAGCTAATTCTAGACCTAATCCCCATATAAGAGCTAATGTCCACTCTTGTGGGTAATCTAGATCATCGGTTCCAGAATCTACATCTTCTACTTGATCATAATAAGAGAAGTTTACTATGTAGTCTACATCATCTGGACGTGGCCATAAATAGATAGTACCTTCGTCCAATTGTTTATCATAATAGTAACCATTAGGGCGCCCAGCAGATGTTTTATCTGAGATATCGAAATAATCATTTCTTCTTAATTGTATAGTAGTTATCTCACTATCTGTAGATAAGTCCCCTACTCTACTATGCAGAACTAATAACGGTCTATTGATTTTATCAGTATAACTAACTACTCTTGCATTATCGCTAGCAGCGCTTACTATACCAGTCGTTAGTGTTAAAGTAGTAGAAGAATCGACACTAGCTATCGTATCCCAATGTCTAGTACCGTCTGTTAGTTCTATTCCTATATTATCTGAAGCTGTCATGCCAGTAGTGCTATCTACTGTTACAGCTGTAGCTGATATGGCTAACGCTCCATTAAGAAGAGTAGATACATAACTAGTAGTTGCGTGTGTCCCAGCAGCACCTAATGAATAGCTAGCTGTATCTTTTGCTGTAAAGAGGGTCGCTTCTCGTCTATTCCAAAGATGTAAACCTTCTGCTTGCCATTGTTTCATCATGGCGTTTAAAAGGTCAGAAGCGAATTGGTTCTCGTCATTAGGAATAGTAGTATTTAAATCGTATATATTTATAACTTGGAAAGCTCTTTTTATAAGCTGGTCCCGGTTTAGTTTGAAATCTCTTGAATTTGAACGAGCCATATTATTCCTCGTATCCATACCAATTAGCAGTATTACTTGGAGTAACTGCTAATTCATTATCACCTGCTTTAAATACCCTATCTCTAGATATAGGGACATTTCTTTTTTCTCTCACTACTTTGGATTTATCACCTTCATTTTGAGGTTCCCAACAGTCGTCGTCTACAAATGCACCATCCCAACGGACTTTCATTGTCGAAGCCCAGAATCTACGAGCGCATTCGTCGCAGACAGCATAATAATCACCTGCTCTTAATTCATTTGGTTTTGCTTCTTTAGACATTATGCAGTATCTACTAAAGTTAATTCTATAGTGGCTGACATATCTGTTCCGTCTCCTTTAGCACTTAATATTAAATCCGTTTTTTCTGGTAACTGAACAGGAATATGGAACTTATGTTTTACCATATCTGTACTATTAGAAAATTGTACCTTTTGAAAGACTTCATTTATTCTTCTAGTTTTTAAATATACAGTGTAGGTACTGTCACCTTCTCCGGAGGAATCCATACATACTGAAAATCCCCAGAGAAACCCATTAACATCTTTTGGGATAGTATGGCATCCGGACATAGTCCTATTTAATCCTATAGATATATGCCCTAGTTTAAGAGATGATGTTTCTTGTGTACACGTTACTGTACCTGCATTACTTCCTCCGCTTCCGGCGGTAATAACTTCCATTAAATGAGATCTAAGATAAGAGTTGGTTGTTAGTACATTACTAGTTCCGTTAAGAGTCACAGTCTCTGAGATTTCTGTGTAAGTAGAATCTAATCCGTGTATCTTTACAGTTCTTGCTCCGGTACCTGCCGAAGTATCATTTGTAGAGGTAGAGACTATATTAAGTCTCTCTGCTGAAGTTGGCCAGGTGTATAAGCCTCCTCCATCCCAGAGATCTTCTTCCGAAGAGGAGACACTAGAATTTCTTCCATAACATTGTACATGAGCGCAGCCTTCTACAGGTCCACCAGATAGCTGTAAAGCAGCTTGTAACTCATTTGTGCAATCTATAGGATATTTCATTAAGACTGTTTAACTAAAATTTTAATAGTTACTTCGTCACCAGAATCTAGTCCTGTAGTAGTAAGGAGAAGATCTCCAGTAGCACCAGCGGCGTTCGGATTACCGCCGCCGCCGTTTTTTAAGAAATCAAATTTGAAACCATCTGCGGGATTAAATCTGATTATTTCTGAATCTGTTGTTTGGTCCCATTCTAAAATACATACGCACGGACTTCCATTAGCTTCGACAGATAATAATCTGCCTATAGAAGTATCGGCTGCAAAAGCTGAATTGTCAAAGATGACTAGATCAGTTTCTTCTGTCGCGTCAGAAGTTATATGTATAACTCTTGAAATTAAGGCGTCGGAACTGCTGCCTTCTATAGTTGTTTGAGTTACGGTATTAGCCATACTTAGGCTCCATCTTTATAATAATTCTTAATAGACTCTATTAAAGCTTTACTCATATAAGGTCTATCTGTAACTGAGGTTACTAATTCTATTAAATGCTCAGCAGACTCCTTTGTAGGAGTCTGTGAACATGGTATATGATAATGGTGTCGAGTTACCGACCATTCAGAGTCATGATCATCTCTATGAAAGATAGGTGGTTCATGCCGATTACGGTCTTGTGGGTTTGACCAAAACTTATCAGCTAAAGCAGCTAATAAAGTATTTTCTTGCCCAGGTCGTGTCCATAAGGTTATGAAGTTCTCCTTGGATCTTGAATCACTAAATTCTACAGCAGTTATTGCTGTATCTTCCGAAGCTTGATCTAGAAATCTGACTTTATCTGTTTTCGGTATTTCGACAGTTATCATTATGATACCCTAGCACCTGGATCTAAAGGTGTATAGATAACATACATAGTAGCTGCGCCTGTAGTAGGATCTGACGTAGTTAATTTAATATCGATGCCACCGGCATCTAACATAAACTCACCTGTCGATTGTCCCATTAATACAGGAATAGAACTACCATTAGCAGCTTTAACAGCTACCGCGCCAGACTTACCATCTGTACGGAAAACATCGCCTAGAGCAGCTGATGCAATGTCAGGTGCGCAGGCTGCTTTACTAATTGGATTAGAACCTGCTCCTAGAGTAGGGTCTGATTCAAAGTGAAGTAAACTAGCATTTGCGCTTACTGCTGTAGTAATCTTAAGTAAAATTGCTTGGACTGCAACAGCACCACCACTTACGGTCATAACGTCATCGACGTTACCACTTGTAAGATCTACGTCTGTTTTAACTGCTACTCGTCTACCGAATGAATCAGTATTCTGAGCAGCTGCCGCAATAGCGTCTGCTACTTTATTATCGAATAATACACAAGTATCTGCTACTATAGCCGCTAAAGCGTCCGCTGTATCGCAAAGGATATCATTGCGTCGGATAGTACCGGTACTACCTGTTAGTAATTCGATGACAGGTTGAGCATTAATATCTCCACCGATACCATTCTCGAGAAGATTATCTTCTATAAGAAGGTTAGTAGAAAGTGTAGTTACACCTTTGATATTCGCTGTACTGAAATCACCTCGGATGACACAATCACGAACAGTGGTTTGTGCTGTATCCTTAACAAAAGCAATACCAGACTCAGCGCCTGCTATACCCATATCAATACGGCAATCTTCAATTAAAGCATTGTTAGAAGCGTCATTTGTACGGATAGATATTAAGAATTCATCTGTACCTGCTGCGTCTACATCAAATACACATGATTTAACTGCACAGTGGTCTGCGCCGTCTTCAATGTCTAAACCGACTGTAATACCAGTAACACTAGCTGTCATACGCATATTGAATATTGACACATTATCTGCGCCTACAGCTACAGAAGCAGCTGCATCAGAAAATACGATTTGGGCCATTTTATTACCCGAACCCATGCCAATTAACGCTACACCTGCTACGTCAAGATCAATTGCAGCAGCAGCAGAGATAGTCTCTGAATGTCCTGGAGCTACTAATACAATATCACCTCGGTTAGCTGTACATTTACCAATAGCCGCATCAATTGTAGCTAATGGTTGTAACATACTACCAGAGTTATTGTCGTCGCCTGAGATACCTTTATCTAGATTCACACCAGAGTTATTCACGTGGAATACCTTACCTGGATGGAGTTGTAAGACTGGAAGTCCTCGAATCATAACTCCGTTTAGAAACCCGTTAGGGAAATTGGAACTCATTTATTAAATCTCCTGTTAACCCAATTTAGGGTGGGGCCGAAGCCCCAAACCTAAACAGTTCGATTATGCTCCAACAGAACCGAATACAGCTCGTTCATCGTAATGATCGAAACTATAACGTTCCATAATTGTGTAAATGTGATCTTTAGTCAAGTACTCTTGCTCGTACGAAGGCTTTGCAGCCATACGTTCGTAACAACATAGACCTTCTTGATCAGTTAGTAGAAACCAACTATCAGTATCAGTCAAAAATCTCCACTCAAGTATCTGAGGGATATCATTGCGATCTTTTACTGCATTAGTATCGTTCTCAGCTGTACCAGCACGTAGGTCACTACGTAAGATACGATGAGCTTCATAACGATTATTAGGCGGTACAAGTAACCCTTTAACTTTAGTGTTAATTAAAAGATTGTTATTGTCTACCCAACCTGCCATTGTAATCATAGCATTCTCAATCGCTAACTCACTTAAGTCTGAACTAGACAAGTTACTATAAGTACCTCCGCCGCCAAGGGTATGCGAAGCAGATAGTAAAGGTTGTCCATCAGCACTTACGTAAGGGGCAGATGAAGAAGTAGCGTTATTAAACATCGCTGATGCGTTAGTTTCTTTCGCATGAAATAGACTACGTGCAAGATGTTTAGATAATTCAGCCGCCTGGTTAAGGTGGCGATTATCTGACACAGCTTCCATAGTAATCTTAGCAGATTTCTGCCATACTTCATGGTAAGTTCTACGAGCATAGCCTTGAGAAGTAGCATCTAAAGTGATTGGCTCACCTTGACCTTTCTTCTCGGCCATATCTAGACCTACTAGTTGAACAGCTTCTTCGTAATTACGCTGACTAGATTTCTTTTTAAATACCATGGGATTCATGGCGTCTAGTTGCTTATAATGTGCTCCGAAGAGTTCAGAAATATCACCCAAGAGTAACCGGGGATGAGAACCGGTTGTAATAATACCAGCCATTTATTATGTCCCCAATCCACCTTGTTCAACAGAACCACCAACATCGTAGCTAGTTTTATAAGCATGCTTATTGAAACTTACTATAACGTTTTGGTTAGCACCGAATACGTTATTCGGACGAGCTGCTAGACCTTCCAACCGTAGAGGTAGGGTAGAGTCAGCTGCTTTATCACTAGAATCAACTTCGATAGTGCTTAAGCCTGTTGTTGTGTTTCCAGATTCTGCTACGAAACCACAGTTCAGACCGATGTCTGCTGCTGTCAATGCTTCATCAGCTTGAGCTTCGAATAATGCTTCTGGGTCGTCGATTACGTATACATACATGTTTACACTTGCAGGTCGATGTTTACGATACAAACTAAAGTTTGCGTCTGCTACATCTTTAACCTGATCTACACCGACAATAACGCCTACTGGCTTATCAGTGTCAGCTGCAACAGATACAGTCGGTGCATCACCGTCTGCATTTGCACTACCGGCAAGTTTTACAACAGAGCCGACAAATGCGGCTGTAGAGTCTGTCATGTAGTATAAACGAGGAACTGGCATATAGTTGCCGCGGGCTCCAATGCACCGCAATCCTTTCGGATCGTCCTTATTCGCCATTTAAATACACTCCATTAAAGGTTTATTTTAATTCAATTGTTTGTTCTTTTCTTCGGATAACAGTATTTTTATCATCTGTATTTGTCGATGAAATATCTACTGAATTTCCTTCCGAATCAAAGACCGGGCGGTTTTGTTTTACTCGTTCTCTAACTTTCTTATTCATCTCATATAATTCACGAGGAATTTTTAATAAAACTGCTCTGTGGCTTTTATGAGACATTTCCACACATGTTTCTCCGTCCGCCGTGGTTTCGGAGACCAAACTGTCTGTTAAACCCGCTCTTTTAGCGTCCTCTCTAGTTGCGAAACCCCATCCTAATGCTTGTCTTTCAGGTAATTTTGCTGGATTATCATCATACGTGCTCCAGAAATACACGTTCTCACTATCCCATTCAAAATCGCCAAGCTTATTGGCATTTTTGTGGTTCTGATAGATAGAAGCTACTTTAGCCATATGCTCTTGTAACTGATCTTCAGTCCAATTAGCAACAGCTTCGTTAACTTTTTCTTTCGTCTTAGCGATTTGCTTTTTAAAGTCTTCTCTATTGTTCGTCATTTGAACACCCTCTATTTCTTAACTAATTCTTCGATTGATACTAATCCATGCTCGGTTTGAGCTTTGATAAACTGATCAATCGTGTATTTGTCACCGAATTCGTCTTTTCGGTATTGTCTCATACTCATATAAACGTCCTTAGCTTCACTAGTAAGGTCATTAAAATCATATGATGTTGCTTCTCCGGCATTCCCACTCGCTCTTGTAGGAGGAGCTACATAAGATGCTTTTGGTCGTGGAGTTTCTGATTGAACTCCCCTAAATTCATCTACGCTAGCTTGGATTTGATTGTACATTTCTGTAGGATCAATTCCAGGTTGTTCCGCCATTATTTTTTGTTCTAGTATTGCTGCATACTGTGTTGCTTGCATATCTTTCTGCCACCAAGCAGCGTTCCGAGAAACAAATTCAGCTGCTTCTGGGAAATCATCCATTTTAGATTGTTGTTGACGATTCTGGGCTTCTTCTAAGTTTCTAGTTTGTTCATGGATTGCAGCGTCGATTTCTCTGGCTTTTTTAGAATCCATCTCTTCGTTAGCGATGTCTTTTTGATTCTCTAACTCAGCTATTGCTCTTTGGTAGCCTTGCATTTCTGCTTCGTCAAACTTAGATAGCATTCTGTCAACTTTCTGGGCCATAGTGCGATTTCGCTGGTCCAGTAATTTAATTCTTTGTATAAAGGGCTCTCGATCTAAAAAAGTTTTAGCGTCTACAGCCTCTTTGGGGTCCATTCCTCGTTTTACTGCTTCTTCCGGAGGAATCCAGCCTTTCTCTTTGGCTTCAGTTTCAGGACTTGAAGATTCTATTGTTTCTTCACTAGTTTCTGTCATAATTTCGTTATTCTCTTCCATCTTTTCTTCCTCTATACTAACTTAATCTTCACCAACTACGGCCATAATATCGCCGCGTTTAAGTAATCTATATACTTTATTTCCTTCAGAGTGTTTAAAAGAAACACCTGCATTTTGAAGGAATAGTACATAATGTCCTGGCATTAATTCAGCTTCTTCAGAAGCTAATATACCTGATTCAAGGGCTACTTGGCCCATTTGAATTACTTTACCGACGTTAGTGCTCATTAATACACGTTTATTGTATTCTTCGTTTACACTATCCGGTATAACTAGAAAATCTGATTTAGTTTCTTTCTCTTTATCTGCCGTAACTTCTACTAAGATACGGTCTCCTATTGCTTTAGGAGTTTCAAACTCTGTCTTCATTCTTCTTCACCTAGATCTGCTTCTAAGGCTAGGTCAATTCCGTCTAACTTACCTTTAAGATAAAAATATACGTTACTTAGATTTGATACAGAAGGACTTATATTTGTAAGTTCTCCGTGTACAATACCTCTAGCTTCCTCTAGAGTCTTGTGGAGCAATCGGGTTGCTTCGTCTTCTCGCCATTGTCTGATGTCTTCTGCGCGCATGGTATTTCCTCTACTTCAGATAAATCTGTATACTTAGCTGCATGGCTGCAACAGCGTCTAGCGTATTCTAAACCCCCGTCCACTGCTATAGATCTACATGAACACCATTTATAATCGTGTACATGTGTAGATTCAATGATATCGCCACAGCTTTCGCATTTCACTCTATTACTTTTTAATCTGTATCGTTTACTCATGTCTTATCTTCTCTTTCATAGCTTCTACTTTCTGTTCTTCTATATCTAATTTTCTATCTGCTGTATCTACATCTTTTTGCATTTTAAAAGCTTGTGCTTTCATGCGTAATTGTTTCTCTTCTGTTTCGGCATCTTTAATTTGATATTTCTTGGTAAGATCTAAATATTTTAATTCTAGCTCTCTATTGGCCTTTTCATTCTGGGCCATTTTAACTTCAAAATCTTTCTGCATTTTCTGTATTTCAAGTTGTAACTTCTGCTGGTCAAGATTTGGTCCTTGTGTTTCCGCCTGCTGAGCTTTTTCTTCCGGAGTAAGTACAAATTGATTTATTTTATCTTCAGGAATTCGTAAAGCTTCAAAGAACTCTCTAACTATATTATTAAGTTTTAATTCGCCTAGCACAACTTGATTTTGCATAAATTGTGTCATAGCTTGTGCTTGCATAGATCTTTGGATGTCGCTTCCCATATTAGGGTCGGCAATCGGCACTATTTCCATATTATCCATATTGTAATCTTGACGAGCTACTGCTGTTTGAGAATCATGATAGTTAAAATATACTTCATCGTCTAAGAAGTCAGCATTCAATTTAAATAATAATTGGAATTCCTTTTTCAAGCTTCTGTAAAGTCGTTTAGCAATAGAGCTAAATAATTTCATGCCTTGATTAGACATTTCCATGACAGATGTAGCTGGTGCATTTTGAGGCTTAGCGTCACCTGTTAGGATGTCATTTATGGAAGCTATTTCTTTGGCGGACTGGATTACTAAGGAAAGTAATTGCATTAAGACTGGAGATGCTCCAGGAAATTGGAATTGATATATAGAATCAGATACTCTTCCGGTAGTGCCAGGGTCTACGGGGACAAATTCACCCATTTGAAGATTTAAGTTTCCGCCTTTGATCTTTAACGATCTTGATACTAGGCCACATTGTGTATTAGATAAGGTACCCGCATCTACTAATTGGTTCATTAAAGTGTTGATAGCTTCGTTCAATGGGTAAAGAACGTGACCATAACCTAATGAGTAAAAACCACCGTCTGGTGATGGTAAGAAATGATAATCTACAAAGTACTGGATAGGAACTATGCGTAAGATCTGTCCCTTAGGGTCGGTTTTGATTTTATCTGGGTCAAAACGAGGGTATATACCTACTGTCTCATTACTAGATTTATTTACTATAATGATCCAGGGTTCTTCGTAACCATCTCCATCTAAGTCAAGGAAGGTATGCTGTTCTAGGAACTCTAACTGGACGTTAGTGTCTCCGTCTTGTGAATTGCCTGTATTATCGTCTAGGCTAGTATCCCAAATATCTTCATTATCTATAGTCTGTAATGAATCATCTATATCAAAATCTATAAAGTATTTATTTCTGATTTTCTCAAGGATCTGATTCTTATTTAGCTTATACCTATGTGTAACGCGATACGCTTTATCTAAACTAGGGGTAGTGTGATTTACTACTATATCTTGTGGGCTACATAAATCAGCTTGAGGTAGATCATCTATCGGATCATAGTAAACTTTACGAAAACATACTCCAATAATTGGTAGCATATGTAATAATTTATCGGTATCAGGTTCCCAGGTATCAGATTGGATCAATCGTTGATAAGACATATGCTCAGATACTCGATCTGCTTGGTCTTCTTTTTGACCTTCTGGGTCATCACCAATTCCAACAGCCTTTACAATTCGCTTTCCTTTAACTATCTCTGGGTAAGTTCGTGCAGCGAATGCGTTTGATGCTGTAGTAAGTAATGGGAATATTATATTTGAGGAACCTTCCCATGGAAATGATTTAGGTTCAGATATCTGCTTAGCAAATTTAATAGCTTCTTCACATCTATCTTCCCATTGTCTACGTGATTCTCTATCAATCCTATAGCCACGGATAGCTTCCGTAGCTATTTTATTAAGTTTCTCTGTAGGAATCTTTGATGCTACGTTATCCGTATTCAATAAGTCTAATAATTTATCAACTGCTGCCATACTAATAGCCTGTAATTTTACTTCTCTTAGAGGACTGCCCTGGTCTATCGTGGACAGCGGTTTTTTCTTCTACCATATTAATGTAACTTAATTTTCGTTCTAATCCACCGGTAACTAAATAACGAATTGCATCTACAAAATCGTCAGGGGTGTTCCCAGTACGGCCTTTAGAGGTTCTATGGTATAAATGTAATTGGTTTATCAATTGTCTGCAATGCTGGAAAATCTTAAGTTTTCCTGTAAGAAACGCCACCTTTATAGTTTCGATACCGCCTTCTTTATAATCTTTACCTTTCCGATCGCAGAGCTCGACATCTAATCCAGACTCTTTGTAAAGATCTATAATCTTACTTGCTGATTCTCTCGAAGACTGAGGGCCGTAGAAAGGGTCCATAACACCTGGTATCCAGGAGCCGTGAGCTTTTATAGCGTCGGCTACAGTGTATATACTTAAATTCTCGCTACCGTATTCATCATAGATATAAGTTACTCCAGTATCGGGGTCAGTAGCTCCCCATAGTACTGCTGCTCTTTTTATACCTGGGTCTACTGCAAAACATCTTTCGAAGTGTTCTGGTATTTCAAATGAAGGCTCTATGAAAGGTTGGAGGTCAAAATAAAAGATACGTCCTTCACCTAGGTAAGGTATACCTTTTGTTTTAGCTTCTACTAAATGCGGTGACATCTGGGCCATCGCTGCTTCTCGAGCTTCTTTGGTTAAATGAGGGACGTCATCCCAACCTACCATAGTTATTAATTTATTATCCGCAGCTCCTGCCGAAAATTCACCGTCTTTAAAAAAGTGAAGTACGGTCTCGGTTAGACCGCTATCGGGGGTGAAGCCCAACGCTATGGTGCCATTGTTTGCTAATACACGCATAGCCGCTTCAGTATAGATATCACGAGGCGGTTCTTCATCTAACATTACCCAGTTACAGGTCATAGACTCCCAGGCTTCCTGCCTGTCATAAGTCCTAAAGATGATCTTAGAGTTTCCGCCTGTTATATGCGGTATCTCTATCTCGGCGTATACACCTGTCACATTGCTTTTGGCTATTAACTTAGCTTTGTCTAATAGCTCTTTAGGGATAATACCGGTTCCTCTTTCTAGAGAACCTTTATCAGCACCGGTTAATAGTTTAGATTGAATACCTGTACGCATATGGTCCCACGACTCAGCACCGAAGATACCTACCGTAGGACGCCGAAATCTTTTACCTTCCCACCACTGAGGATACTTTCCAGAGGCATGGTAATATCCTTCCAGTAATATAGTTAGTGTCTTACCAATCTGGTTAGCTGCACTAAATAGTCGTTCGCTATATTTGGCGCCTCCGTTCAAGAATTCTATATGTTTTGGATATAGCTCTCGTCTTAGCGGTCCCTCATCAGGAAATACTGTATCAACAAAGTTATAACGTGTTTTATCACGCAAAGCCGTCAAGCCTTGAGCTAGTTTGATTAATTCGTCTTTACTTTGCTTATGTAACTCGGTCATGCCTGCTTCAAACTACGTTGAATTACTGCTCTAGCAGTAATACTAGGCTTAATTAGGATTTATTCTGTATTATTTTTCGGGAATAGCTTCAATATACTGCTATACCGGTAAGAATTACTTTTTTTCTACGTCCTTATCTGTAACGTCTACGAAATCGTCTACGTCTATAATGTTTTTGACGTCTTCACTTACGTCCTGTATATATTCTATAAGTTCATCAACGGATTTTTGCTGTAGGAGGTTCATCTGACCAATGCTGATATTTTGAGTGACTCCGCCCGATTCAGCATACTTATCCCAGCCGGCGGTATTGCGCATATACATTTGGTAAGCAGGAACAGAAGCCTTCTGAATCTGTCCTAGAGCAATAGCTTTAATAATTTCAGCATTCTTAGCTTCAGACCATTCTTTTCCAGCTTGAAGAGCATCCCCGAACTCAGTATGTTCTTTAGCCCATCTGTATAGAGTATCTCTAGATATTTTTAGTTTTGCCGCAGCTTCCATAACTGAAGCTCCAGTGGCCATAAATTCTAGCAGTTTCTCTGCATACTCTGGTTTATATTTACTGGGGCGGCCTTTGACCAAGCTTTTTGACATCTCTACTAATCTCGTCTAAATCTTTTTTGATATCTTGAAGGGTTACAATTATCGGGGCCAGTTTATCGGAAACTAACTCTTTGGCTGCTTCTCTGTCAAGTTTAGTCGACAGTAAATGATCTTGATGTATCATTTTAGTTTCACAGGCATCTAACCTAGACATGATGCGCTTATATAAAAAGCCGCATACACCTAGTATTCCTGAAGCTATACCTATAGCTGCTGTTTCTAAAACGTTCATGTAAGATCCTTCTAGCCTCTTGCCCTTATTATTTTTGTTTGTTCTTTCTCTAGTTTAGAGATCATTTTTACATACATATTAAGGTTGGGCTCACGGAACGCGTCGCTATGGTTCGTCCAACTATCTCCTAGCTTCCTTATCTGCATATTATGTATTTTTTTAGATCTACCTTTATACCCTACTCGACCTAACTCTCCTAGTTTATTAAAAGGCATTAGAGTTGCTAATTTAAGCATTCTATCGCAGGGTTCGTAGAAGACGTACATATTTTTTATTTGTCTTGTTGGTATATGAGCGTCTTTATCAATTGCCGGGTTGAAGAGGTAGATATTCTTTAGTTTCTTTTTTGGTAGGAACCCATTTTCCATATGGTTTAATAAGTCTATCGTTAGAACAGCTCCAAAACTATGGGCTAGAATAGAATCTCCGTCGTCCAATATTTTGTGTAGAGCTAACTCAGCTTCTATGACTCGTTCTTTATCATAGGTATGATAGATTAAGAATTCTGTATGTTTAAACTTTTTACTTTCTAGTTTATTTTTGTTTAAAGCTGCTACAACATGGTTCATGATCGTGTTTGGCATGGATGATGTGGTAAGACCACCTACGCCTACGATCATTAGATTAAGCCCAAAACTACTGCTGTACCAATACCTGCCACTAATAGAATAGCAGCAATCATACGTAAATCTTTAGGAACAAGCTCTAACAAAGGGATAGCTTTAGCGGTTTCTACTAGTTTTAGTACCGCAGGCTTAAGAGCTTTTAGCATTTCAAGTAACTTTTGCATTGTTAGTATTCCTTAAGTAAAAAAGAACCGTTTCGGCTACATTGCATAACCAGGCACGATTCAAGCCTTAATTAAAGAGAACAGGCCCTGTCAGGGAGACTCTGCTAGATTACTGACCTTTGCTAGTACTGTTAGTTCACATAACTCTGGTACTGAATCCATTTTATTTAATGCTTTGAACAAAGGGCGTTTATATCCTTTATTGTTCTCTACCCTATATTATACATGTAATTTCTAGGTTTGTCAAGCTTTTATTAGCAAAAACTTAAGATTTATTGGTTTCTTTTTTGAAATGGCGTTTAATTCGCGCTTTAGTGCCTTTATCTCCTGCATGTACGTACACATCTGCGTCATTCTCAATCTTTTTAATTTCCGTATTAGTAAGGAAAGGAGAATGTATGTCTTTGAAATATTGATGAATCCATTTATTTGTTTCGTCTACTGAGAGCTTAAGCTCTGCTCCTTTACCTCCGGCAACAGACGAATAGTTATGAAACATAAGGAAAGTATTATCTCTGAGGACAAGGGAATCGCCACAAAGTGCTAACG